TGGTCTAAACTCCAACGGTGACCTCTACATCGGTAACCGTAAGATTGACGCTATCACTGGTGAGGAAGAGTTCCTAGAATCTGCACAGTTGGTTGATTCGGATGATGATACAGAAGATATCGGCACTCTAGTCACTACGTTTGACACTCCTGTTACCTTTAACGAGTACATTACTGTTAATGGCGGTGATGCACAGGATCGTCCAAGCACATTCAACTCACCAGTTGTTGTCAACGTTCTTGGTAGAGTTAGAGACTATGCACTACAAGTCATCTCTAACGTATCACCTAGCGATGGTGATGATCCACTACTTGATAAGACTCAGCAGTTCCTCAACCAGGATACAAATGGCGATATCATTATCGCTAGAAACAGAGTTTCTGCTTCTATCTTCCAGTTCAATCCACGTGGATCCAGTGGTTCTGCTCAAGGATATAAGATCCAAAACCATGCTGTAGGTAGCGTTGGATCTAACATCACTCCTAACCAGTCTCCTCTATATGGTACTGGACTAGGAACCGCTCTAAATGCCTCGCAGAACGTCCTGTATGGAACAAACGTTCCTCTCTCGGGAGATATTCTCCTTAAGGGTTCGCAGGTAGGTAGAACGGGATCTTTGGGATGGATCTATGCATCCTTCTTCCAGACAATTCCTTCTGCTAACATCCTGAACGTCACGATGGATGGAAGCACTGTTATCACCATCAACTGGGGTAACAACCTATCCAATGAACAGGTTGGAGTTACATCTGGTTCTCAGATCAGAATCTCCAACTTCAGTGACAGTGCATTCAATGGTCTCTGGCAGGTCATTTCTTCTGGATTCTCCAACACTGCAACCTCATGTCAGATTGCAATCATTGAGAACAGAGGTAATGTTGATAACGACAACCCAAGACTCTGGACAACTGAGGTTGCACTTGGTCAAGGTGTTGCCATGGAGTTCTCTAACTCTGCATGGAAGGAAGTTGGTGTTCTTGGTGCTGAAGCACTCAGAACTGAGACTGATACCATCGGTGATTACAAACTCGGAATCAACACGGTTGCTAGATCTGCTCACGATGCATATCAAACTGCATTTACTGACACTGCAACTGATCCTCGTGCAAACCTTGACGTTGTTGGTACGGCATTCATCAGTGGTAAGACTATCGCTGATTATCTAGATCATGACGCATTCTCTGCTAGAACTGAGGATGCAGAAGACAATGCACTATTGGTTGGCGGCAACAGTGCTTCACCTAATGATGAAGCAGTTCTTCGTGTTGCAACTACAAATGGCGGTCGCGTTGGTATCAATGTAACCAATGCTGAACTTGACAGAGCACTGGTTGTTGATGGTACTTCCAGATTCACCGATGATGCTCGCTTTGAGCATGACATTGAAGTCAATGGTGATGATGGTCAACTTGCTGAAGTCAGAACTTCACAGACCACTGGTAGCGTCAACCTATTTACTGACACCACATTTACTGGAACACTCAACATTGGTAACAAGGTAGGAACTCTAACTCTACTGAATACCACACCTGAGGATCAGTTCATCTATGTTGGCAATGCATCTCTGCACAGCAACATCTGGATTGGTAATACTCCAGATGGTGCAACTAATATCTCTAAGGTCACTATCGGTGGCGCATATAACAATAACGAGTCTTTATCCTTCACTCAGATTGATACGAAGGCACTGAAGACCTCGGGTGACATGCAACTAGGTACGAAGAGAGGACTTACTGATACTGTTAAGTTGTCTTCTACTGCGGGAACGGTTGAATTCTTCTCTGGTAACAGTGCAACTTCTGCCCTGGATCTTGCTACCAATGCTTCCAACATCAGAGTTGGTGGTCAGGGTGGTAGCACCACGGTTAGAAACAACCTGATTGTTGATGCAACACTAAGAGTTAACTCTGATATCACTCTCTGTGGTGGATTTGCTTCTTACTCATTCACTGCTTTCAGAGCACAAATGGGTTCGGTTGCATTTGAGCACGCTACTGGTATTCTTGGTGGTAATCTATTCAACTCTAACGTTGATTTGGTTTCTGTCCTAAGAGTAGATACCAACAGCGATGTTTACAACGCTCTTGATACTGCTGGTTCTGGTGAGTGGGGTAGCACTGACTATCAGGAACTAATCACTCAGATTCCTGGAACTGTTGAACCAACTGAACTTCCTGCTCTAACTGGTAAGCAATACTACTTACCACTCAAGAACAGCCCATATGATTCAAATGGCGATCAGTATTTCACTGAGAATGATATTCTACTCCTTGACACCCCAGCAACTGGAAGCAAGCACCCAGAATTCTTGAGAATTGTTTCTCTACCAAGAATCAGCACTGCTCCATACTACATCGTTGTTGAGAGACAACCATTTGGTACATTCACTGGACTGAGAAGTGATCATACTGACACGTCGGCAATTTACAAGTGTAACGTACAGTTTGATGCTACTTGGACAGAGCAGTTCATTGACGGCACTGGTACAAGTTCTGAGAAAGAAAACATCTACCTATCTCAGTTCGGTGGAGAACTCAACCTCAACGATTACATCATCGTTGACAGAGAAGATGGAACTCCTGCTGGTGATGGTGTTGATGATCAGGGTGAGGTATTCAAGATTGATACCATCCTAGATCAGATTGCTAAGTCGTTCAGAATTAAGAATGGATGTGATACTGCACAGGAAGAGGTTGTATTTGAAATCAACTCCGTAACTGGCGACACAATCATTAATTCTACAACTACAAACATCAACGGAACTCTATCTCTTGCTGGTGTATGTGGAACTGCTGGTGGAGCATATCCAAGTCCTGATCCTGATCTAGATGATCACCTAACCATTAAGAACACTGATGGCACCGTTTGGGATGTCAACATGTGTAATGGTGACATGTTGGTTGGTAGTACGGTTGGTACTGTATTTGCAGTTGGTGGATATTGGAGTGGAACTCCTCTAGATCACACTTCAACCAGTGTTGTTCATGGTTATAGATTTGATAAACAAACACTTAACCAGAATGGTCCTGTTACCACAGTAACAGCTGGATTCGTTACTAACGATTGGAATATTCCAGTTGATGACATTGAGAACTTCCAGAATGGCGATCTTGTTCTTATCTACAATGGAACAACTCAGGGAGAGATCATTCTTATTACTGATGATCCTTTTGAGACTAATGGTCAGGGATATCTCCCAACCATCTACAATGCTCAATATCCTGCATCTGAATATCCAACTGGTGGTAGAGGTGCTGAAGGATCTGGAGTACAGAACTGGAACGCTGGTGCAGTAGCAATTAAGATTAGAAAGTATGGATACACAACAACTCTGGTTGACAGCATCCCTGCTTCTAACAGAACAATTGTTGAGTCTCCAAACACTAATCCTAACAAGATTCGTGTAAAACTCAAGGATTCTAGACTAGTTGGTAACAAACTAGATACCTCACACTTCTTCAGAATTGTAACTGGCGGTTCTCAGGAATGGTTCTGGGCAGATTCTATTGATGGTAACAATTCTTCCTTCGGTGTTCGTCTCTCCAAGTCAGTTCAAAGTGCTGCCCAGGCAATTGCACCTATTGGAGAACCTCAATACACCGCATACTTTGGCGGCGGTTCAACTACATTCCATGATGAAGTTAACATCTACGGCGGTGAGTTTAGAGTCTGGGGTTCTGATGGTGAAACACTACTACTCAACATCTCTAACGATGATGATCACCCTGCTGACGGTGCAGTTCTTGATCCTAAGACTGGTAAGAACGGTCTCTGGATCAAGGGTGGTGGTACATTCCTAGATGACCTTAGAGTTCAGACCGATACTTGCGAAGCTAACGGTGTATGCACCAATGATGATGTATTCCGTGTCTTTAATGAGCAAGGAAACGTCAATATGGGTGAGCAACTTTACATTAAGGGTAAGGTTGTTCCTACAGATGTTGGTGACGCAGACGTTGCGATCCTGCACATTGATAACCTCGGTGGTGCTGGAACTGGCGGAACTGTTGGTCCAAGAGACTTCAAGATCTATCAGGATTGTTCAATTGATGCATTTGGCATCAGTCGTTACTTCACTAGAAATGGTGGACGTAGATATACATATGTTGAGCAGTCACTAACTGGTCTAGGACAAACCCAAGCAAATCCACTACAACCAAATAACAACTATCTACTGAACAATCCATCTGGAACCAACATGGTTCTATATCTACCAGATTATGCTGAAACTGGTGACATGATTAGATTTGTTGAAGTTAGCGGTAACCTAACTTACAACACAACTCTTGTTCTCAGAGCACTGAAGGTTGATAACCAAGCAGTTGCTATTCAGGGTGATACATCTGGTAGTAAAATCCAAGCAGGAACAGGTCAACTCATTACTGCATGGGATAGTGGAGAGATGATTGTTCAAACCAGAAACGCATCCTTCGGTCTAATCTATGTTGGACCTACTGATGCTGCTGGCGATCCAAACGCATCATCTATTCCTTCTAACCTACGTGGTTGGTGGTTAACAGAACTCTGATAACACATGGCACAATACTACAACTCTATTAAAACCATGAGAACCGCCCGCATTGGCACTATCATGCCATGGGGCGGCAATGGATTTGAAGGTTTCTCGGTGGACAATGTTCCAAAGGGATGGAGAATCTGTGATGGAACAGAACTTGATGCTCTAGACTACCCACTTCTAGCGGCAGAATTGGGAACAACATATGGTGGAACTATACAAGGGGAGTTTCCAAACTTTAGTGCTGATGATACTTTTGTTCTTCCTAACATTAGTAATCGTGCCATGATTGACTTGGAACCAGAATATCTTGCGGATCCAAAGTATCAATATGATCAGGGTTATGTTCTGAATACAGTCTATGATTCTGACGGCAACACTTTAGCGGATCTTATTGTAGATTTCGGTACAACTGCTGTCATTAAATCAAATTATTCTGCAAATGCAGATATTGACTTTGTTCTACCTGTAGGAACTTCACTATCGGGTAAGTTTACAGGAATGGACATTAGTGATCCTGACTTTACTGCATCAATCACAACACTAAATAGAAAACTTGGTATTAACCATAACCCAGGGCACAGTCACCCAGGAACATTTAACTCAGCGGCAGCAGGATTTATTGGTCCTGCTCTGTTTACTTCTACAACTATTGAGATTTCTGGAACGGAACCTCACCCAAATAATGATTGTAGCAGTTCAATTGTTTCAAACAACAACTCATGTCAGTTGCTTCCAAGTCAGTCGGCAGCTCCATCATGGCAGAATGGAAGAACTTTGATGGCTATGTATGGTGATAATAACTATGAGCACACACTTCCAGTCATGGATAGATTTTATGACTTCGTAAGTGATGCTGGAAAAGATTACTGGTCTCAGGTTCCTGCACCAGACTGGCATGATGGAACTCCCACAAGAAATAGTCCTCAAGCAGTGGCGCAAACTGTTAATTTCGCAGGATCTACATTTACTGGACAGTTTCCTTATGAACCAGTAAAAACTCATGCTAACCAAGCATGGACAGGACTCTTTCCCAAACCACTTGATTTTGGAAACAGAAAGAACTACTATGGTTTTGGTAAGGGTAATCTCAATAATATTGAAGACAATCCAGAGGATTCTAGTTACTATTTCACTGTGACTGGAGTTTCTGTTACTCAAGGTGTGACAGAAATTGATTTGCCAGCGGGAACAGACATTAGAACAACCAAAACTTCACCATCGGATCCAAACGTCACGTGGTATCAATACGATAAGATTCACCCATGGCAGTTGATTGATGGCGACTGTTTTGAAAAGGGAACGTATATTACACAGATTGAGAGAGAAGGAAGTGACGATAGTAATTACGTTTATACAATCAAACTTTCTTTCGCAACTATTGCAGCAGGAACTTATGACATAACATTCAGGGAAGGTACTTGGCCAACTGCTATGAGTAACTTCCACAACCAGGATCCAGATGACTCTGCATTTACATCTCACAACCATGGTACGTTTGATATTGCAATGTCTCGTGGATCACTGAATGCACCATTTACATTCCCCCTGAATAACATTAGTATTGGTAGTGTTTCTCCTGATAATCTAGATGACGCTCTAAATATCATTGTGGACACAGACCAAGCGTCAATGAATATTGTATACCTAATCAAGGCGTACTGATGGCAAAAATTTACGCGGCAGAAAAATCTAAGTATGGAGATCTAACAGGTCAAATTATTATTTGGCCAGTTCAGGTTAATCCAGATATTGACTCATCTTATATGAAGCAGAACCTTCCTGCTGGATATCTGAGATGTGATGGAACGGTATATAATGTCATTGACTACCCTCAACTTGCTGCTATTTGTGGTGTGGGGGAGAGTGGTAAATTTGTCAGAAGAGATATTGCAGGTGATCCACTTCAAACTCTAACTGATAACCAGTTCGTTGTTCCTGACTTAGGTTCTAAGTATCCTAAACCAACTACTGGTCCTGATGCTGGTCAGTATAAATCTATTCGTAAAGTAAACCAGGCAGGTAATGAGATTAGTAGATCTGGTCTTGGTATTGAAGCAACCGCAACCCTTGGAACTCAGATTGAGTTGACATATTCTGGAACATTTGTTGTTCCCTCTCAAACTATTCCATTGAAAGGAAAACCATCCTGGACAGTTGGAACTCTGGCAGGTAAGGTCACCGACACCGAGACTGTTGACGCTAGTGCAATTCATGGTCACTTACACTTTTTTGCAGGTGTTAGAACTAGAATTAAGGCAACAAATGAACTGGACACTGCGTCGCCAACCACATATTTGGATCCTCAAGCAATTGGACAGGTTGCTTATTTCAACGCATCAACTGTACCTCTTCAGGATTGGTTAGATAATACAATGGCACCTGGAACCAGTAGTTACCCAGGAAACAATCAACCTCCATGTAGAGCAATTGCATCAAACAAAGTTGCTGATGGATTGGAGTTTTACTTTGGTTCACCAATTTTTGCTGACGCTACAGCATATAGTAACGCTTGCTATAACAATGGTGCCTTACTACAAACTGAATGGTTTTACTATTGTCTCACTGATTATGAATGGAACAACTATCCAGTCGGACAGTCATCATTTGGTGTAAATAATCTAGTTCCTCAGGTTATTAGTGGAACTCCACTGCTCTTCGGTTGTGGATTCATTAATGGTCCTACTGCTATTAGTAGTTCAAATGCCGATGTTGATGCGACTTACATTCAACCTTTTGTACCTCTAGACTGGAAAGAAACGTATTTGGATGATGTTGTGCCTCTAAATAGCACAAGCGATGGTTCCGCTGTCTATTCAACTTTATTCAATGAATTCTCTGAGACTACAGAATTAGATCAAGAGGGTGATCCCACCGCTCACGCACACAAAGTAACTATTGATAAAGGCGACCATACATTTGCCTTGAAAACAGACCCTCTGGAAATTTCTCCAGATGCACTTACCACTACACTAAACCTAACTGTTGATCAATCAGCATCTCTAGATAGTGTTTCGGGACCATTTATTGTTTTAGAATATCTAATTAAAGTTTAAGCAATGGTAGCATCAACTCCGCCATCTTATAGAAGTAATAGACCTCTATATTACACTGATAAAGCAGCAGATTCTGGTAATATTGGAAGTATTATTACTACTTTCAAAGCAATTGATGATGTTTACGATAATTCTTATGTTCCATTCACTCCATATGTGAAGCAGAATGGCAATGCCAACACTGGAACAAATCCAGAGTATCAGTTCCCTGGATATTTGTACTGCGATGGTGCAGAATATAATATCGCAGACTTTCCTGCATTGTATCAAGTTATTGGCAATGAATATGGTGGAGAACCCAAGCAAGGATTAACAATCGTTAGTGGTGGATCTGGATATTCTAGTGGAGCATTAATTACATTTGAAGCACCGCCTGGATATGATGCTGCAAACCCAGGATCTCTTCAGATAATTGAAGCAAATCTAACGGTTGAAAATGGAGCAATTACAAATGTTGCAGTAACTAAACTGGGATTTGGATATGATCCTGCCAATCCCCCTACATTTACTGTTTCTGGTGGTGGTAGCGGACTTCAGTTAAGTTTCAATTTCTCAGGACAGGGTGCTTTACAGAGTATTTCTCCAACAAACGTGTTGAACTATGTTGGTGACCCAGATCTTGGTACATTTGCTGTTCCAGATTTAAAAACCAGAAAAATTGTTGGTTATGGCAACGTATATGGACCAGGAACACCTACTGCTGGTCTCCTTACTCTTGGTGTTGGTAAGGACTACACTGGTGGATCTTGGATCCTCACAAAAGCAGCGCAAGGTGGATATTTTTCTCTTGGTACTATTACAACGACTGGATATACTAGTGTTATTGATAGTGCTTCAACTCAGATTGTTGGATCACAGACAGTTTCTGTTGAGATGACTGCAAAGAGACTGCAGTCAGTTCCTCAGCACACTCACTATGTCTATCATACTACTGCAAGTCAGGACTTGGCTGCTAGATCTGGATATAGTGGCGACAGATATCTTGCAGAGTATACAAACGGACAGAAGTCTCTGTATAGTTTCTTCCCAGTTGGCGGTCTTGCATTTGAACACTCGCACGCACTATTGAAGCAACCTTTATCTGATAATACTGTCGCAACATACGATATTTTTGACTGGGTTCCTGGAGCACAAGGAACAGGATCTACAAAATTTGGATATGAAAACGATCAGTATTACATGGCATCAGGATCACAGGGTGCTGGAACATATGAATTGATAACATATGTTCCCATCACTGTTTTCAAATCTTTCAGTAATTCTAGTGTCATTGGTGGTAGAACTGTATTTGCTGGTGCAACACCAATTATTGAATACAATTCAACCAATTCGTATACGACTGCTGGAAACTATACATTAGCAATGCCTGCTGCATGGGAAACCATGCAAATCGTTGCAGCAGGTGGAGGCGGTGGTGGATCCTCAGGTGATACTAGCGCAAACGATGGTGGTACAACTACAGTCACTATTGGTAGTAGTCTAACAGTAACTGCTGAAGGAGGTGGAGGAGGAAATAACTCTGCTGGTGGAAGTGGAGGATCTGCAACTATATCGGGAACTGATGCAGGTAACTTTTCGCAGATTATTGATAAGTCTCAAGCAGGACAGAGTGGATCTACTGCTGGACCATTCTACTATGGTGCTTACCCAAATAACCCAGATAATGCTGGACAGGGTGGATCTGTAGCGGCAGGCAATGATGGTGGTGATGGAGTAAATAAGTTTGTAAGTGATGACGGATATACAGGATCAAGTACTTATACCTCCAGCGGCAGTTTTAATCTTACAACCCAGTATTATTTTACTGAAATTCTTATTACAGTTGCTGGCGCACAAGGTGTTTCTAAGGGAAATGCTAATGGTGGTAATGGTACAAATGGTGGTCGCGGTGGATATGGATCAACATTAGTATTGAATGTCAAGAACCCAGGATCTGGAATTTCCGCAAGTTTTACAATTGGTAATCAAGGTAGTGCTAAAACTGGTGGTAGTGGATATTCCAGTGGTGGTACTGGAGGAAATAAGAATGGTAGCGGACAAAACGGTGGCGGTGGTGGTGGATCTACTTCACTATCAATTGGTAATGAAATTGTAGCAGGCGCTGGCGGTGGTGGCGGCGGTGGCGGTTATGATGGTGGTAACTCAGCGGCAGGATATGCTGGCGCATCAAATAATACTCCTGGATGGAATAGTAACACTCCACTATCAACCACATCAAACCTATTTGGCGGTGGTGGCGCTAACGGTGGTAACGCTGGATGTAACGGCGGCGGTGGCGGTGGCGGTGGGGGTGGTATTGCTACCTCTCAATACTCTGGTCAAGGCGGCGGTTATGGCGGTGGCGGTGGCGGTCCTGCTGGTCACGGTGGTGGATCTGGCGGTGGTCGTGGTATGACCTCTTATAAGAGCTCTTATTTTACACAACAAAGTCACTCAACAAATAACAGTGGTGGAGGATATGTTGCTTATTCATATGAAGAGGATAGAAGTTATTGGACAAATGGTGGAGGAGGCGGTGGATCTGGTGCCTACACTTATGGAATTATTGATTCTGACCAGTTGACTGAGAATTCTGGTAATGTAACTATTACCGTTGGTGGCGGTGGTAATGGTTCAGGTGGTGGTGGAGATGGTAACAGCGGTTCTGCTCAAGTTAACTTTGGAGAGATTGTTGGTTATGAAGGCGGTGTTTCTTCAGTAACCGTTGGTGATATTATTATTGCTGCTGATGAAGATGC